CATAGTATTAAACACTTCATAATGACAACAACACAACAATATATATTTCATTTATCGGACTTACATATTAGAAACGGTGATAAAATACAATCAAGATATGATGAATATAAATTAGTATTTGATAATACAATTATTTCAATTAAAAATAAGATAGATGAATTACATATGAAATCTAATGAATATTTAATTATAATAACAGGTGATATATTCCATAATAAAAGTGTTATTGGTTCTCACGGCTTATTGTTATATAGAACTTTCATTCAAGAATTAACTAAATTAGGACGGGTAATTGTATTTCCGGGTAATCATTGTTTTGTTCAGAGTGATACAGAAATGCCAAATTTATTATATTCATCATCGTTTGAAATTGATAATTTAATAGTTTTAAATGAATCAAAATCATTTATAATTGATAATATAGGTTTTTCATATGTTGCTATTAATACAACATTGGATATTTATAGAAATAGTGGAAGAATACAAGAATTACCTGAATTTCCAAAGATAATAGAAGATGTTAAATATAAGATTGGATTATTTCATGGAACATTTGCAAAAGTTAAATTATATAATGGAGAAGAAATAAGAGAAGATACAAAACCTTATCCTCTTGAATGGATAAATGATTGTAATTTTGATTATATGCTATTGGGAGATATTCATAAAAAGCAGGTATTTAATTATAAAAAAACTATATGTGGTTATTCTGGAAGTTTAGTGCAACAAACCTATGGAGAAAATATTTTAGATCATGGTTATTTATTATGGCATTTAGAAAATAAAAAAATAGAAGAAATTAATATTTATAATAATATTGGTTATATAAATATTAAAGAAAATGAAAAAGAAGAAATATTAATTCGCCAAAATGGCAAATATGAATATTTATTAGAAGATGTAATAAAAAATAGTAAAGAACTATTTCCAAAAAATCTTGAAATTAAAACTTTTTCAAAAATTAATTTTCATAATTTAAATATTTTATTAAAAAGTTATAATATTAAATTTATTATTATTTCTAAAATAGAAGATAATTCTTTTATTACAGACAATAGAATAGATTTAATAGATAATATAACAACTGATATATATAATAGTAATGAAATTTCATCAATTGTAAATGATGATTATATATTATCATATTTTAAAAAAATGCTAACACCTAAAAAATATAATTTATTATCAATGTTTATAAACAATAAGAATACATTATTATTAAATGAAACAATTAATAATGATTTAATTGATGAATGTAGAAAAAAGAATAAAGAAATTAAATTATTAATTGATTTATGTAATACTAATACTGAAATAAAAGAACATAAAAATTCATTTATAATAAAATATATTGAATGGGAAGGGTTATTATGTTATGAAAATAAAAATTGGTTAAATATGCATGATTTAGATGCTAAAACTTTTTTAATAAAAGCAAGAAATGGAACAGGTAAATCAGCAATTTATAATATCTTATTATTAGCTATTTGGGGTAATAATAAAACTAAAAGTAAAAATAATATTAATTTATCAGGTAGTATTATTAATTCTAATAAAAAAAGAGCATCAACAATTATAGATATTGAAATAAATAATATAGTTTATAGAATAGTTCGTAAATTTGATAAAACTAAAAAACAAAAAGACAATAATAAATTTGAAACAAGTTTAAATAATGATACAACAACAATTTATAAATTTATTAATGATGTTGATATGATAATTTATAAAGATGGTAATGGAAGTTCTAATGAAACAGTTAGAGAATTATTTGGTAGTATGGATAATTTCTTACATTCATCTATGATTACACAAAATAATGATAATGATATTTTAAAATTAGATTATTTAACAACTTTACAAATAATTGATAAATATAGTAATGTTGAATATATATATAATTTACAAACTTTATTTAATACTTCTCATAATAAATATAAAGACTTAAAAAAAACTATTGAAAATAAAAAACAGGTTTATGAAAAATTATTATCAACAAATAAAATAGAAGAATTAACAGAAGAAGAAATACAAAAAACAAATAATTTAATTTCAGAATTACAAAAACAAAAAGAAGAATTATTAACAAAATTTAATTCTATTATGATTGATATTAAAAATCCTAAAAATCTTATAATTCTTGATACTGATTATAATAAATTAATAAAAGAACTAGAATATAGGATTATTGATGATGAAGAATATGAATCAATATTAATTAAATATAATGAACTTAAATATTTATTAAAAGATATTGATATTAATGTATTAAATAAATTGAAAGATAATTATAAAAAAGAATATGAAAATGAATATGAAAATTTAATTATAATAAATAAACCTTGTGAATTATCTATTTTAGATGATGAAGAAAAGTTCCTTAAATCCTATTTAATAAATTATAATGAAAATGATGATAAAGATATAAATTTATTATTATCTGAAATAAAAATAAAATTAAATGAAAAAGAATTATTAGAAAATGAAAAGCAATTATTAGTATCTGCTAAACCTGAAACAATAACAAAACCAATTAAAGATGAAATACATTGTATTTCAGATATTAATAAATATTATAAATCAATTGATGAATTATATGAATATGTTTCGAATAATAATAATAATAATAATGGTTTTATGATTGATATTAAAAAGATGATTACTTATGATTTATATAATTATAATGAAAAAGAAATTATTAAATTAGAAGAAATTATAAATAAAAATAAAAAAGAATTATCTCTAATAGAAAATAATTTTAAATTATGTTTTAAAAAACAACAAGAACAAAATCAATTAACCATTAATATTCCATCAACTCCTATTAGTTATAAAACTTCAACTAGTGTTAAACGGTCATTAAATACAATTAATATTAAAGATATTGATGCTAAAATTAAGAGTGAAGAAGATATTTTAAATAAATATTATTTAATTCAAGATAATATATCTAAATTAGAATGTGAATTATTAACTTATAAACAAGAACTATTATTATTTACAAGTAAAGACGAATATAAATTCAATCCTAAATGCGAATATTGTTGTAAAAGACCATGGGTTAATCGTATTAATGAATTAAATATTATTATTTCTAAATATGAGAATGATATTAAATTATTAAATGATAATATTGATAATGATGACAATGATTATTTATATTTATATGAATGTAATGAAAAAAATAAAGAATTAAAAGAAAAATATCATTTATATAATGAATGGTATGAATATTATAAAAATAAAGAATTAAAAGAAACTATAACAAAAGAATTAAATGAAATCATAAATTCAAAAGATAAATTAACTAAATCTATAACTAAATTTGAGGATAAATTAAAAGATTTGAAGGATACTAATCATATATTTAATATTATATCATTTGAATTATATGAAAATCTAATTAATAATCAAAAATATAATAATTGGAATAAATGGAATATTCAATATAATCATATTACACATAATATTAATAATCTTTCAATAATAATTAATCAAATTGAGAAAGATATTAATTATAATAATAATATTAAACCTCGCATAATTAAATATAATAAATTGAAAGAATTATATAATGAATGGGATAAAAATAATAATATTAAATTAATTATTAATTCATTTCATTATTATGAATTTAAAAAATTAATTGATACTTATGATAAATTTAAAGAATATAATAAATTAGAAAATTCTAAATCATTAATAAAAGATAAATTAATATTAAATGAACAAATAAAAGACATTGAAAAACAATTGAAATCGCTTAATGATACTTATATTAAAAAATCTACAATGGCATGTTATAATAATGACAATAAACAGACTTATATTAAATTATGTGAAATGTATGAAAATATAGATGAAATGTGCGAAACATTAGAAGATATTATAACTAATTTTCAAGCTTTTAAAATTGAATTATATGATAAATATATTTTAAATAATTTAACAAAAAGAGCTAATTGTATTATTAAAAGTTTATGTCATAAAGATACTAAACCTTTTAAATTAGATTATTATATTAATGTGGTTAATGATAAAATTCATATAAATTGGTTAATTAATGATGATATTAATAATGATAATAAAGAAAAGAAAATAATATCAATTACTCAAGCTTCAGGTTTTCAACATTTTACAATTTCATTAGCTCTTCGTATGAGTTTATTTAATAATAAAAATGAAATATTATGTAATCAAATTTTTATTGATGAAGGTTTCGTAAATTTTGATAAATATAATCTATCAATTGTTCCACAATTCTTAAAAAGTTTATTATTATATTTTAATAATGTTATAATTGTCTCTCATATTGATATGATACAAGATAATATAGATGAAATATCTGAAATTAAATATAATAAATCAACAGGTGTATCAGAAATGACTTATAATAGTCAAAAGAAAACAATCACCAAAAAAACAAAAAAATAAAAACAATTATAAAAGAATTATTATCATTATTATTTCAATAATTAAATAAGTTTAAAATATTATTATTATTTTTTTATTAAATAACCAAAAATTGGTTATATATTTTCACAACTAGACATTCATTCGTCATTCCATTCTAAATAAATGTCCCCGAGTTTATTCTTCAATTGTGCAGCCTCATAATAAGATAGTTCAGGAATTTCATCAATAAATTTTGTGATGAATCTTCTTTTATCTTCCTTTTTACGAATAGGCACCATTATTTTTTCCATTCTCTCTTGGAAACTGCGTCTTCTTTCTTCTTGTGCTGCTGGACTATTTTGATGAATTATAGCACATCCAATACCAGCTAAAACGACTGCTGTAACAATTGACATTGTTGATAAAATATTTAATGACGTTTGATTCAATTTTTAATTATTATTCTAGATTATTAAAACAAAATTTATTTTTAATCTAATTTTAACATCTTTTACTATTTTAATAAAAATTGATATTAATATTTATTCTTTATTATTTATTAAATATGCCTATGACTAATGCTGAAAGACAAAAGAGATTTAGAGAAAGACAATTATTAAATAATAGAGATGAATATTTACATACACAGAGCCAATATAAAAAAAAACAATATAGAAAAAAATATAAAGACGGTGAAGAACCTGAAGAAGAAATTAAAGAAGAAATTAAAGAAGAAATTAAAGAAGAAATTAAAGAAGAAATTAAAGAAGAATTTATTTTATTAAAACCTCTTAAAAAAAGACCTACACATCTTAATAAAAAAATTATTAAAGATGAAACAAAAAAAACGTATATTAGGAGTTTATCAAAAATTTATAATTCTTATTATCATAAAGAACTAACAGAAGAATTTAAAGAAGAATTAAATAAATTATTATCAATGCAAAAATATAATATTAAACTTATCAAAGAAGAATTTAATATAATTGATAAAGATATTTATAATATTATTAAAACTACATCTAATAAAGCGGATATTCGTAATCTTAATTGTATTGTTTCTAAAATTAGAGGTTTTACAAATCTTATAAAAAAAATAACACCATATACAGATTATAATCAACAACAATATATATATAAAAGAGCTAATAAAGTATTTACTAAAGCTATTAAACGAAAATATGATATTTTATCTTTTAATAAAGATGATATTATTAAAAATTTAAATAATGATGATTTAGAATTAACATCTAAAGAAAAATTATTATATGGTCTATTTACTTTATTTCATACACGAAGACCAGTTGATTATAATAGAATGATTATTCCAAATGAAAAACCTAAATATGAAAATAGAAAAAAAATTAAAGATAGAAATAATTATTATTTTGATGGTGTTTTCTATTTCTATGTTACCAAAAATAAACAAATACAGAAATATAATGTACCTCCAGAATTACGTATTTTAATAGAAAATGAAATAAAATCAAGAAATGATATAGATGAAGAAAACAAAAAATATTTATTATTAAATAATGAAAATAAACATTATAAAAATGGTTGTAAATTATCTTGTGATATAATGTTAGTCTTTAAAAAAATATATAAACTTTCTATTTCAGCAGTTGAAATTAGAAGATTTTATTGCACTTATCTTAAATATGAAGTTATAAATAAACATATGACTGAAAATCAACATAGAGAAATTGCCGAAATGATGAACCATTCTTATGAAGAAAGTCTTGATTATGCATATGAAATAATTTAATAATATTTATTCTTCATCTTCATCTTCATCTTCATCTTCATTATCATAATTTTTAATATAATCTTTAATATCATCTTTTAGATTATTTAAATTTTTTTCATTATTAATAATATATGATGATATTATTAATAATGCTAATTTAGCAAAGAATTTTAATTCTTTTTCATTTGTATCATTATAATATAAATCTTCACAATATTTGAAATAATTTTCACTATCCATTAACAATTCATTAAATTCTTCATCATCTTTATAATATTTTTTATATAGATGAATACAACCAAATATATTATATCCATTATAATAATTTTACATTTTTTCATCTGGAGTAAATGATACTAATTTATTATATATAGTTGTATTAATTTTAGTTCTAAAATCATTATTGATTATAATATAATTGTATTATTTCTATTGTTTTATCAATTTTATGTTCTGGATTACACCAATATTCAATTGTCTCTTTTAAATTTTTAAGTCTATCATTCCATTCATTTATTTTTTTCTTATTAATTTGACATATTCCAAGTTTATTTATATACCAACAACTTGTTATTTTTTTATCATTTATTTTATAATTATCAGGGTTAAATCTTATAAAAACAATTGGACGAAATCCAACATCTTGTGAAAGTTCCATTAAACGCTTATTTTCACAAGAACAATCATAATCACAATGTTGATTTTCATCAATTTCAACTATAATAATCTGAAAACCTATATCTATTATTATATCAGGTCTTCTTTTAGAACATCCACCTTCAATTCTTTTATCTGTTATAATATCAATATATGATAAATTTTCTTTAATATAATCAATAACTGTTTTTTCTTTTGTTTTATAATTTCTTGAAATTGGAATATCAGGAAATAAATGCATGAAACAATATCTGCAATAACCATCATACCGTTTATTACCATAAGTATTACACCACGACGATTTACATTTAGGATTTATAATATCAATCATTCCATCTAATTTACAATCACCACAGTATTTTCTTTTTTTTTCTCCAGGCATTGCAAAAATTGGTATTTTATTATTACAACCAATACATTTAGTATTTTTAATATCAACCATTCCATCTAATTTACATCTAGAACAATATTGAGGTTTTTTTGCTCCAGGCATTTCAAAATTAGATTGTTTTTTATTACATATTATACATTTCGGATTTATAATATCAATCATTCCATCTAATTTACAATCTCCACAATATTGAGGTTTTTTATCTTCAATCATTCCAAAAATTGGTACTTTATTATTACAAATTATACATTTAGAAGAAATAATATTAATCATACCATTTAATTTACAATCACCACAATATTGAGCTTTTTTTTCATTAGGCATAGCATAAGATGTTCTTTTATTATTACAAATTATACATTTTTGATGATTATCAATCATCCCATCTAATTTACAATCACCGCAATATTGAGCTTTTTTTTCATTAAATATTGAAAAAGTTGGTCTTTTATTATTACATATTATACATTTAGGATTTTTAATATCAATCATTCCTTTTAATTTACAATCACTACAGTATAATGCTTTTTTATCATCTTGCATTCCAAAATTTGGTCTTTTAATATTACAAATTATACATTTAGAAGAAATAATATTAATCATACCATCTAATTTACAATTATAACAGTATAATGCTTTGGTTTCTTCTTTATAGTTATAAAAAGCTTGTTTTTTACAATTATTTCCTTTACACATATATAATTTTATAAATTGTATGAATTATATATAAATATCATTTTTTTAATGATAATAAAATAGAAAGTGATAAAAATTATCTAACATCCAGAGATAAATTAATATTTGGATTATTTATGTTATTACCTGTAAGACGTCCTATTGATTATTTAAGAATGATGATAATTGATAAAGAACCATTAACAGAAGATAAAATATTAATACATAAAA